CTAGGAGTTGCCTCTGCGAGATCGAACCTTTCGGTCCAAGTCGCTACTCCTAGCCCGGTACCATATAGGCACCAATAGCGTTAAACCCAAAGCACAGAAGCTATGACTAGCAACTGCGTGAAAGGACTAACGCCGCCACATCAGTGGCGTCATCGCCATCGCTTAACAAACTTAATTGTTTTGCGACGTGTATACGAACGGACGGAGAATGCTCGGTATGGGTCCTCAAAAGGACTCTGCCTCGCATCGAGACTACGACTATAAGGTGGCCGACTATGCGCTTCAGTAAAATGCCGAAGCAACATAGACCAACCATCGATAGTCTTATCTATAGTCGGAGACTTAACGTCGCGAACTAACCATTCCTTCTTTTGAAGGTTGTGATTAATTCTAAACTTATTAGGTCTCAGATGTTCCGGTACCTCATCAAGGCTAGGACATGATAAATTCATGTCAGTAGCTGGTATCCTTCCATAAATATTATGGAGTGATTCTACGATTCGCTCGTAGACGGTGTAGTACTGTTTACGCCTCAACGCATTAGCATATGCTATGTAAGAAACGTAAACCTCCGGCGACGGTGTAGACGACCAGACTGTTCGAATTCGAACAGGAGTGACGTTGACGCCCTTGAAGGCATCGGTGCCACATGATTCTCTAAAGAATCCACTGGTACAGCTCTTATCACGGTTTACTAATAAACCAAATGATTCGAGTCGGCTCATTGCGTCTGCTGCAAAAGCAGTGGGGACAATGACGTCATCACCATATACGAGAATACGCTCACGCGTATAATCGTCGGGAGCTGCCGCAGACAAGATCGCCCAAATACAAGTTGCAAGGATGGGGAAGCATAAACTGCTACCCATCGGAGCAAACTTTTTGAGTTTTAAGATCTTGCCACTAGGCAGCTCAGTAGATGAAGATCTACAACTCTCCAAACACTTATATAAGTGAGTTGGAAAGAGTAGTTGAACCAAACCAAGTGAAATGCGATCCGAGGCCTCTTTTAGGTCAAGAGTCGCATACTTACCAGTTTTCGACCCCAAAAGGGCCCCAAACTGATTAGATTCTTGGTTTGTGAAGTTAATGTTCCACTTGGTAAGTGGATTAACTTCAAGCCAATCAACTATGGCCGAGCCCAGCCCTTGCTGAATCCATTGATAATCAACAGGTTCGCAAGAAATGAGTCTAGGCCCGCGCGAGTCCTTCGGCACGAGAATAACCCGTGCAGGAAGGTCTCGATCTAACATCGTCTTTATAGATGATGTTGCATCACAGACATGTCCTAATGATGAGTAAAAATATTCATCTAAAGGATATGTTCTAGTAATGTTCGAACTTACGTTTCGCCAACGAAACTTCTCCCAGAGTTTTTGCTTTGTAGCAACTGCTCCAGGTCCGTGTCGTGGTGTTATATCGTAAGGATCAAATGAAGCGAAAACCCTCGATAAGAGGATGCGT